GGGAGAGGGACCTTATAAAGTTACTCAACAATTATACCAAACAACATTCCTCGCACGATAAGTATTTCACAAAACAAAAGTAAACCTTTCTTTTGTTAATAAATGGAATTATAAAAACCACAACATACATTATCATGGTGGTAATTAGAGCGGCACCTTAAAATGCCACCATGTCTAGCTTCTCATTTAACCTCACGAAGACTTTTAAGTTTTTTCATGCGGTTAATAAGAGCGCATGTCTGTTGTTTCGCCGCCATCACCTCCGACGGCAGCTTACCCAGCCCGGATGCTGCGCGATTGCGGGATATCAACCGCCCGTCCTGCGCAGTCATAACAAGATCACCGCACGCCACTGATGCACCGGCCAACATCGATCTGACCATTCCGGCGCTGGCATCAATCCCACGCAGCGCCAGGAGCTCACTGATCTGCTGCTCTTTCACAGATAGCTCGCCGCCCCCCATTTCCCGGACCGGAGGCCGCTTTATACGCTTTCTTCGCAAATCGTTACTGAGCCGCTGAGCCAGCTCTCGCTTTTCCTGCCGTGAAAGCGCATCAAATTTCACTGTCATGTCCTCATCATGCACCGTCATTTCTGACTGTCCAGTAGCTTCGTTAGCGGCATGTTCGACACTATCAGCACCTGCTGCGGGATCCCGCGTACAGTTATTGACAGAACTCCGAGGGGCGGCGTTGCCGCCTGAAAAACCAACGTCAACGGCCACACCGTCAGCGCTCTGGCGCTTCGGCACGATTTTGTATTGAGTGGTGCGGGTGAAGATCAAAGAGTCATTGCCCGTAATCGGGCAATAGATACCGGTGATTCGCTGGACGTCATCGCCGTAGGCGTTGCCGTTTTCGGTGGTTTCATAGTTCAGGCGAATGCGCAGATTATCGCGCTCTACCAAAGGGCCACCCTGGGCTAATACATAGTTATCCCACTCGCCTGCGTCAGCGGCCTGCCGCGCGGTTTCCAGTTCAGGGTGTAAAACAAGTTCACGATTGCCCAGGCGGCGAAGTTCGCGATATACCGTGACCGGCGCGCCGCCGATCTGCTGAAACTGGCGAATTGACCAGCGCGACGCCCACGCGCTAACGCGGAGTGACATTTCTTTCAGGTCTTCCCCGGTTTCGTCGTCCTTCTCACCATCCAGCGCGAAGCCGTCGATATTCTTCGAAATGTATTTCGCTATGTAGCCGGTTGCGCTGCCTAAAGCGTCCTCAATCGGTTTAAATTCAAGGCGGTGCTCCCACGCTCCCGACTCGTTGCCGTCTTCTCTCAGGGCATATTTTCGGAAGATATCGCGCGCTTGTTCGACCTTTTCCGGGCGCATGAAAATAAGTAAGTGCCAGTGCGGCGTTGCATCGTGGTGCGGTTCAACAACACGAAAGCCGAAAACACGGATCCCTTTTCTCTTCCATGCGGCGCGGGTTCTCGCCCAGACTTTGCAAAGATATTGCTGCGTCTCGCGCGGCGACGCGCCACAGTATTTGTTATTACGGCGCCCGTTATGCTGCATAGCGTGATAGCGGGAAGGCGCTGTCAGCGTGTAGAAGTCACCGGCCAGCCCTTCCAGCTTCGCCAGTTCTTCAAATCCGCGCATTCTCGTCATGAGTTCGCGGCGACGGTTGGCCGGATTGGCAACACTACCGGCGACTTTATCGATCAGTGAAATGCGTTCGCCCGTGTCCTGGTCTTCCAGTTCCATAGCCTTAAGGTATTCACGGTTAGCCTTTTTCTGGGCCAGCCATTCCGTAAGGCACGGTGCGCTACTGTATGGGGAAGATTTTTTCTGGACGTATCCCGTTGCGATCATCAAATGCTCACGCCACCGGGCATGGATACGGCGCAGGCGGTTTAACCACCACTGCGGTGACTCAAGGCGAAGAACCGCGCGTAACGCGTCCTCCGCTTCCAGTTCTTCATTGCAATACGCCGTCCAGCCGGGGATCGGCGTTTTCAGATGCACCGCCAGCGACGCAATACGGCCATAGCCAGAAAGCGCCGCGAACTCAGGATCTCCGGTGCGTGCCAATTGGTGATCGGACTCGTGTATAAACTCGCTCGTAAAGATATCGGCAAGCGTATAAGCCAGTCTTTTAAACTCTTTTTTCCCTGCCCAAAGCATACGGAAAAGCTGCTCACGGATTGGTAGCAGAATGCCAGGCATCACACCATCAGGCTGGTAAACGCTGTTCACGCTATCAATACGCGTTAAGACGTGGCGCTCAAAGGTATTAACCAGCCAGTGATCTGACGCTTTGCGGTCTTTCGCGTCCAGTGCTTCCAGCTTCGCGGAAAAGTGGCGGCGGACATACTGCGGGAGGGAAGCCAAACGGCGGCGCAGCAGCTTGCTGCGATCCGGCTTTTCGAGTTCTTCACACAGATCAGCAATATCAATATGTTTGCGGGTACCGTCCGGTCTTAAGTATTCAAAGCCCTTATTGGAAGGTGTTACATCCACCGCTATTGAACAGCCGGGTTTATTCCACACATAAGCATACCGGGTAGCGTCAGTGGCGCTACCCGGAATTGGTGGTGCTGGAGAAGGTGCACTGCGACCACGAGTTTTCGTGGTCATTTATCTACGGTCCGGCCATTGCACTCGCACACTGGAAGCACACCAATCACTTCCTTTGCCTTCGTGCGATTGTCCTTATCGGTACTCACAGAGCGTTGCACGCTGATTTCATGCAGCCTGAAGGGTTGATAAATTTCGCGGGTAGCTTCGGTGTCGCTATTGGATATCACGATCCGTGTGCCATGCTTCCGGTTTACGTCCAGTAATACCTGTACTAAGTGGCGGTGATGATCAGGTGTAAATGCTTCAATATGGTATTGGGTAAAGTCTGCCGTTTCACTCGCTGGCAGATATGGAGGATCACAGTAAACGACCGTGTCACCGCCAGTAACGATTTGTAGAGAACGCTGGAAAGGCGCACAAAGAAATATCGCTTTGGTATCGTTAGCTTTTTCTGCAAACTGACGGACTTCTTTTTCAGGAAAGTAAACACGTTTGTACTTACCAAAAGGAACGTTAAAGCCTGTTTTGCGGCTGTAGCGACATAAACCGTTATAGCCGTGACGGTTCAGATACAAGAACTGAGCAGCACGCATAATGCCCGCCATCTCGGCACCATATCCCCAGCCGCCACTTTTTGCTGTTCCCACCTGCTTGTTAAACGCTGCGCGAACCTCGTTATACCCTTCCATGTTGTTCTTAGCCGCAAACAACTCACGAGCGGTATCGATCACTAAATCAGGGTAACGGGTGGCTTTTCGGTACATGTTAATCAGGTCGGGATTAATATCGGCCAGCACGTAGCGGCGGTAATCCGTTGCCAGAAAAACTGATGCCCCACCAACGAAGGGTTCGATCAAACATCCTGCTTTCGGGAGATGTGGAAGCAAGTCAGGAAGAACACGGGTTTTCCCACCTGCCCATTTGATGAACGGACGAATCATTTTAAAAAGCTCCATAAGGTGAAAAAGGGACTGCTGGACGCGATAAAGCCATGCTCAGACGCTGACGCATACCGCTGATAAATTCGGAAACAGACGGATCGGAAGATTGAAGCGTTAGTTCGCCAGCACAACGGGTTTTGATGGTTAATCCTTCCTCCTGAATAGCTGGCAAGAGAACATGAAGAATAAAATTATACTGGTCTCGTTTTGACATAGCGGACATAGTCTTGCCCTCATTAGAGATGAGTTGAACCGCGCCACTTAATAAAGAGGCGAGAAAACATGGTTATTAATTAATGCAATTACTTAATAAGACTTTTAAACCATTCCATTAAAGCAACTAGAAAATGTTTGTTTATCCGTTGGGTATAAATAAATGGCTTATCTTTACCCTTAATGAATTGAATCTTTGATGCTTGCGGCTTAAAAAATCTTCCGTCTGGTGTTTCTAACCAACCGTTTTGGTTTTTTAAGTGAGTGACCTGACAACCATGCTTTAACAGGCTTGCCAGTGTTGGCCCTTCATCGTGCATTGTTGCCTCCTTGCTTGAGCATACCGTCGACCGTTCGCATGGCTTCTGCTAAAGCAAAGTCGCGCCCGTAATACTCGCCATTGCTGGAAATGCGATAAGAGTACTTGAATGTAAATGGATTTCGCGGACACTTCTGGATCGTGAATCCACGGTAAATATAACTATGCTTACTGAGCTGAATTAAATGACTCATTCCATCCTCATTAGCTATTAGCAATTGCGTCTTTAAGCATGGCGACCATATTTACCTCAATTTTGCCGCCCGAAAATTCTTTAGGTCGGATAATGATCCGCCCATCCCTTACCATTCCCCTGCAAGTATCAAACGGAATACCTGTAACCCGTGAATATTCTTTGAGAGAAAGA